GGTGCAGCAGCCTGCGGAATCCGGGCTCGCTTGGGAGCTTCGCCCTCTGGCGAGGTGCTTCAGTGCCAGCGGAACGACCTACTTCAACTTCGGCGGTTATGACAAGAAGGGGCCGACGAGCCCGGTCCTGGTCGCTGGTGAGTGGCTCGCGGGGAAGGGAGGACAGAACGACCTAACCGATGTGGACTCGCGGGAGGTCGTGGCAACGCTGCACTCCAGCAAGGTCGTCTGGTACGCCCCCATCCCGAAGGTAGTTGAGCCGATCGAGGACCAGGCCGACGAGCACGAGGACGAGGAGCCCGAGGATTCGCCGGCCTCGGAGCGCGAACCGGTAAGGGTATGGGGGAAAGCATCCCTCGGGACCGCCTTCGCCGACCGGCGGGAGAGGGTTGACCGCCGCTGGTACGGCGGATCGGGCCGAGAGCCCGTGGACCCGGTCATCGTCACCGCGAAGGCCATCGGCAAGAGTAGGAACACCCTGACGACCGACGATGGAACAGTGATTGCCACGGTCTTCGCCAACAAGATCATCTGGTCTGCGCCGGTGGACGAGGAGCCTGACGTCGTCGAGGACCAGGAGCCGGGTGAGGCAACGTTCCAGGAGATTCCGCCTGCTCTACCGCAACAGAGGTCAACACGTCGCGAGGTTCCGCTGAACTGGCTTGACCTGGCGCAGAACGCAGATACGCAGGCGGCCCGCGACTGGTGGTACGACTACTGTGTGAAGTACGAGAAGGGTTTGGTCTGATGAAGCCCGCACAGTGCTGCCCGGACTGCGGGGTGGCCGTTGGCGTTATGCACGAGGACCTGTGCTGCGTGGCGGGCTGTTCCCGGACAGGCTTGCAACGCCGTGACTGCGGTCACTCCGGTTCTGTCTGCGGAACGGCCTGGACCGGTTACCGGCCAGGAGAATTCGAGTGCGCTGAGTGGGGCTGGTACTCGGTCGTGAGGGCTGGCAGCGGCTATGCGCGCGTCTCGGAGGAGGAGCCAGGCGCATGCGCGGACTTGAACCGGCTCTACGAAGACGCGGTGTGGTCATCGGAGCATGTCCGATGGGTGAGAGTGGCCCACGGCTGTTGAGACGCGCTGGTCCACAGCCTTAGCGGCACAACGACGAAGGCCCCCGGCTTGTCGTGTCGGCCGGGGGCTTCGGCTCAGGTCTCCTGCGTGGTTGCGCGACGTCCCATGCGGGTTTCCATTTCCGTTTGCAATTCGCTCAGTCGTCGCAGTAGAAACTGTTCTTCTGTGGACAGCCCCTCGCCGGGTTTGATCTTTTTCATCAAGTCGGCGCTACTCTCTGCTAGAACGCTCATGCAGATATTGGCTGCCTCTCGGAAGCCGTCGTCGTATGCACCGTCGCGTAGTACATCACGTGCTGCGTCGTGTAGTAGATCGCGCCCATAGCCGCGCTCACTCGACATGCATGTCCCCCACTCCTCGTACTCGATACGTCAGCCATGTCCGCCGCGACGGAGATCACTCCACAGCTCACGGATCGCTTTGATCGCCTTGCGTGCGTCCTGGGCCCAGTCCGGGATATGCCGCAAGACACGACGAGAGCCTTCAAAGAAGCCACCAATGGCCCCCATTACGACAGTGGTCCAACCTGTTGCCTCTACCGGACCCATCGTGCGCCCATCCCTCTCTGGCTGAGGGTTGGGCGGTGGGCGGCATGCCTCGGCCCCAACCCTTAACGGATTGGTCCCGAGATGCCTGCCCGATGAAGCGGGAGTCTCAGTCAATTCACTGTTTGACAAGCCTTGCTGGCCTGCCGGATGCCACTACTGGTCACGTACAAGTTCACTGGTCGCTGAGGTCGTGCACCAGTCGCACCCATCGCAGGCGACTGGGTAGCTAGCTTGGATCAATCGCCCTACTACACTTTCGGGCAGCTAGCTGGTGAATCGCCTCCGACTCTAGCAGCCTGGAAGGACGTGACCCAAATTCCCTTGTCACAAGGGGAGTTGGGTGTCGTTCGTTCCGATGTCGCCTCGGGGGCAACGGCGAAAAGCCCCCGACCTTGGGCCGGGGGCTTGATCAGCTAGGAGCTGCCGTCACTCGGCAGTCGGCGCAACCGGTGTGGGGGCCGCAACCGCCATCGCTGCCACGTCAGGAGTGTCCGCAGCCGGGTTGGCGTGCGCCTTCTCCAGTTCGGCGAGCGCGGCCTGAGTCGCCTCGGCGGCCAGCCAGCCGGCAGCGGTCTTGGCGTCGGCCTTGCGCTGCGCGACCTCACCGACGCCGAGGAAGCCAGCGGCGACGCCCGTCAGGGCCTCCCACGGGACGCCCGGCCAGCGGGAGATGAGGATGGGGGCCAGGGCGGCGAGGAAGCCGACCAGGCGGACGGAGTGCTTGGCAAGGAAGGTCTTCATAGGGTTCTCCAGGGGGTGAGGGGAGTTGAGTTACTTCATGAGTCGGGACCAGGTGAGTGGCCCCGGGATGCCGTTGGCCCCAGCGCCGGACCAGCCCTGCGCGCGCTGGAAGGCGGCGGTGGCGGTTTGGTCGGCCGGGCCCCACTTCGGCCCGGGGCCGACCTTGTAGAACCGTCCGTAGCCGTGCCGGACGAGGGCCTGGCCCAGCTCGGTGACGTAGGCGTTGTCCTTACCGGGACCGAAGTACCCCGCGCCCGGGAAGGGCGGAGCGGTCTTCGGCGGATTGGTCTTCGGGGAGGGCTTCGCAGTCGCCTTCGGTGGAACGGCCGGTACGGTGATGGTCTGGCCGGGCTGGATGAGGTTCGGGTTCTTGATGCCGGGGTTGCTGCCGAGCAGGGACGCGAGGGTGATGCCCGCTGCGGTGGCGATGCCTGCCAGGGTCATGCCTGCTCGGACGATGACGGTCTTGGCTGTGGTGACCGGCTTGGCCGCGACCGGCGCGGGGGTTGCAGCGGTTGCTGCTGCGGCGTAGGTGTATCCGCGCTTGCCCTTGAGGGCGGGGTCCGCCGTGACCACGGGGGCCGTGAATTGAGGCAGGCCGTAGCCGTAGACCTCGGTCGAGCGGCGGGCCCGGGTCTTGTCATAGACGCCGTTGCCTTCGGGGCTGCCGTTCGCGTTGGTGTTGCCTTCGATGGCGTGGATGTTGTCGGCGTCGTAGGCGTAGACCAGGCCGGTGTGAGAGCCGCCTCCGGGGCCGTAGAACGCTTGGGCACCGAGGGACGGGTATTCGGAGAACCGGCCCCGCTGCTTGAACCACTGCACGGCGGTCAGACAGGACGCGGTGCGCGGGTACAGGTCGGAGCACATGGCCTTGTCTGCCACCCAGGAGACGAAGACGGCGCACCAGGGCTGTCCGTTGGCCCAGCTGAGGCCGGGCACCTCGCCCGCGTACTTCTCGATGTTGTTCCAGTGGCCGTCAGATTCGCCTTCGCGGTATCCGATCTGGCTCTTGGCGACCTGGTATATCTCGTTGCTCTGGTCCATAGGCTGTTCCTCTTTAGGGCATGAAAAAAGGGACTCGGCTGCTGCCGGTCCCTGCTGGTTGTTTGGTTCGTTCAGATGCGTAGTGCGGCGACTCTCACGGGATCGAGTGCGGTCAGCAGCTCGATCAGGCGGCGGTTCTCGTCTTCGATTCGGGTGAGGCGGGCCTTGACCTCGTCCATGTCGTTCTGTAGCCGGTCGGCGCGGTGCTGCTGGGCTTCGGCTTCTGCCTGCCAGACGCGGGCTGCTTGGGAGTGCCAAGAGGTCTTGGCCATGATCAGGGCCGCAACGAGAGTCGCGACAGCGCCGACGTACTGGAACAGTCGGTCCGGGGTCATTTGCCTCCTTGGGTCAGGCGGATTTCAGCGCGACGGCTAGGCCGACCCATGGGGCGGCTGCGCTGAGCACCGGCTTGAAGTGCCAGGTGCTCGTGCTGGTGACGGCGCGGTGGGCCCCTTCGAGACTGATGCAGGGGGCGGTGCCGGTGGTGCCGGCCCGACTGGTCGCGGCCCAGTTCGGGTCAGGCGCGTAGCCGTCAGTCAGGGCGGCGGTCGACGCCACCAGGGCGACGACGAGGTCTGTCGGGTTGGCGGTGGCCACGTTGGCGTCCGGCGTGGCCGAGTTGGCGCTTGCACCGTTGGATGCGTCCACGGCGAGCGGGACGGCCAGGCCGGTGAACTCGTCGACTGACCATGCGCGGTTAACGGCTGCGGCGGTGGTCAGCGTGATGACGTCCCCCGCCTGGAGCGCGGTGGCGAGCGTGGCGGCGTGGATGGTGGCCCGCAGGGAGTTGCCCGTGCCCGCCGCGCTTCGCAGGCTGGTGTAGGAGTTTCCCCGGGTGTCGGCGACCGTGGGCGCTGCGGTGGCGTAGTCGGTAGCGCTGCGGATGATCAGAGTGTGCCCGGCTGGCACCCCGCCCGCTGGCGCGGTGATCGTGAGGGCGGTTCCGGAGGTCTGTCCGCTGTTCGCGGTGCCGATGGGCTTGAGGTACGCGGCGTGGTTGGCCTTGCGCGAAGCGCTCATTCGAGCGCGGGAAGCCCACCTCATCGCACGTCCTGACCGGCGACGAACCCGACCCAGGCACTGCCGACACACAGGAACGAGAACACGTCGACGGAACCGGCGGTGCTGGTGACAGTCGGGGCGATGCCCGCCGCCCACTTGACCCCGGCAGGCCAGGTCACGGCCCGGCTGCCAGAGGCATCCTGCCGCACGACTAGCCCCAGCGATGCACCCGTGGTAGCGGGCGGCAGCGTCAGAGCGCAGGCGTTCGAGAGGGTCACATCGTTTACCGGGTAGGTCGTCGGGGACGGCAGCGTGAGCGCGGCCCCGGAGGCGGCCACCACGTTCACCGGCTCAACGAGCTGGGAGTACCTTGCGTCGGCCACGGCCTGTGTGAAGGCATTGGCGTCGCTGGTGGAGCCAGACCCGACCAAGGTCACGGGCTTGTTGGCAGTGTTGCCCCGCAGCGAGTTCCAGTTCGAGGTGTCGGCCTCTACGAAGCTGGTGCTCGACTTCACGCTGTTCACAACGCAGTTGGCGACCGTGTTGTACGCGGCCCCGGAGACGAAATACACCTCGGGGTTGCCGCTGGAGGCGGTGGCGTTGCCGTCGAGGACGCAGCCGTTGACGGTGGTGTACTGGGCGCTGTCCAGTCGCAGGCCGTTGTTGGCGTTGCCGGTGCACACCGAGGCCGAGACGGTGTTGCGGGTCGAGCCGGTGGCCAAGGTGATGCCGGTGGCGCCGTTGTCCCGGCTCGCGCAGCCGATGATCGCTGAGTCGGTCAGTCCGTCGTGGAGGTAGAACCCGCTGCCGGTGTTGGCCTGCGCGGTGCAGCCGATGTACCGGATTCGGTAGTGGGTGACGCCGGACTCGCCGGACATGAACCCGTTGTTCGAGTTGGACATGGCACGGCAGTTGGACACGGTGACGTCGTCGGCCAGGATCTCGAAGCCTGAGCACGAGTTGTAGGAGCCGATCGTGCTGCCGTTGTCGTGGCTCCAGCAGTCGGTGACCGCGACCCGCAGGGCGTTGACGATATCGAGCGCGTACGTGGGGCAGTTGCGGAATTCGACCCGCGAGACCGAGCAGTCGGTGACCAGGCCCACCGTTTGGGTTCCCAGGTAGTAGCCGTACACCTTGCCGCTGGGGTTGGGGAACGCGGCCTTGTCGCCGTCAATGGTCATGTCGGCGACGGTGACGTAAGACGCTGCTGCGGTGGAGCCGTTGGCGACCCTGATCACCCACGCGTTGGTGCCGGGGACGGCCGCGGGGTCGAGCTTGAGCACGGTGGCCCCCATGCCGGCCCCGATCAGGCGGATATTCGAGCCGAGGTAGACGCCGCTGCACAGGTAGGTGCCTGCTGGGAGGTAGACGGTTCCGCCTCCGGCCGCGAGGGCGGCGTTGACGGCGGCCTGGATAGCGCCGCTGTCCACGCTGCTGTCGTCGCCCTTGGCACCGAAGTCCCGGACGTTGAAGCCCAGCGCCCCGGTGAGCGCGGCCAGGGCGTAGGCGCGGTCCCCGTGCGGGTCGGTAGCGGTGACGTGCCCCGATAGGGCTGCATCGCTGTACTGGCGGTCGCCGTGGGGGTCGGTGGCGCTGGTGTGTGCGTCGAACCGGTCGCCCACGGTCACCGAGACCAGGGCCACGCGTCCGGCCCCGAAGTCGACCCAAACGATTTCGGCTCCGTCAGGGCCGTAGAAGGAGCCGACGTAGCCGTTGCCGTCCGCGATCAGGTTGGTGATGGGGGAGTTGGTGGCGTCGGTCAGGTCCGTGATCTGGTTGGCTGCGTCCGAGGGGCCGTCCCAGACGGTTCCGGTTGCGCCCGGGACCCGTGCGCCAGTCGCGTCCTCCGCGACCGAGTCAGCGGTTCCGCCGAAGAGATTGCGTGCCATAGGCGGGGTCCTATTCCTTGTACTGGTTGGCCTCGTAGACCCCGGACAGGGTGAGTGTGGAGTGCGCGGGCATCAACGTCAGGTTGTCGTAGCCGTAGATCAGCCCGATCGTGCTGGGCCGGATGAAACTCCCGTAGGTGGGGCTGCTGCCTTGGGGGATCAGCATCGTGATATCGAAGATGTTCGGGAGCGAGTTCGCGGACGTGAGGTTGTAGACGACGCCCTTGAGGACCTGGCCGGTTGAGCCGTTGGCGGCCACGGGCAGGTTCATGGTCAGGGCGGAGGCGCTGCCGGTGGTGGGTGCGGTGGCTCCGGTGGTGTACCGGACTGAGAAGAACACGGTGTTGGGGGCGATCCAGCGGTACCGGCCGACGCGGGTTGCCGAGGTGTTGCCGGACGCTGAGGCGCTGTTGGGGTTGGTCATGCCGGGGGTCCAGCCGGTGGACTTGCCCAGCGTGCGGGAAGGGGCGATGCCGTCCCGGCCGGTGAACAGCTCGGTCTGGGTGTCGTTGGTGTTGCTGTCCGCGTCCACGACGAAGGAGATTTTGGGGGCCAGGCCCGCGACCTGGGCGGCGTTCCAGGGGGCGGTGACGGTCTCGGGGGCGTCGAAAGGCTGGACTGCGGTCAGGGTCAGCGCGCCGTTGTTGGCGGGCGAGGTGATGATGCACAGGGCCAGCTCCCAGCGTCCGCCGAGGACGCGTTGCGGGGTGGGGGTGATCGGGGAGGCGGCGGGCTGGCCGGTGCTCAAGGTGACGTTGACCGAGCCGGTTGCCAGGTCGGCGCGGAGAACGATCAGATCCATGCGGGTGTAGGACGAGGTGTTGTCCGGCACGGTCAAGGTGGCGGGGGCGGTCAGCTGGTAGTAGAACCCGCCGACCCAGGCATTGCCGGGAGTGATGGTCAGCTGCCGTCCGTTGGTCACGCTCGCCCACAGCGGCAGTGAGCCGGTCGCGTAGTTGCTGGCGGTCAGCTGCATGTCGATGCGGTCGGGTCCGAAGCCGTGCGCCATCTGCTGCCACTGGGCCTGAGAGACCATTTGGGAGCCGCCGCCGGCACTGTTCGCGCCGAACGGGTAGCTGATTTCTGCCATTTAGAGTCTCGCTTCCAGCTTGCGCAGTCGGTCGCGCATCGCGGCGACGGTGGTGTAGATGTTGGGGACGGTGCTGCTGCTGTCGTCCTGGCCGATCGAGGGCTGGATGGTGCGGGTCTGGCCGCCCTGGTCGATGGTGATGGTGACCTCCTGGACCAGGTCCACGTACTCCGTGCCGTCCACGGAGACGGTCACGATGTCCCCGACGAAGTAGTCCCGCCCGAACTTCACCAGGTCGGTGTCAATGGGCGTGATCTGGAAAGCCCCGTTCTTCGCGCCGCTGGTCAAGGCGTCGGACGCGGCGGTGAGGACTGCTGCTTGTGCGGTGGCGAAGTCGGCGTCCGTGGTGGTCAGGTCTGCCTTGGTGGCCGCGCCGGTCGTCGGGTCGGCCTTGATGGGCAGGTCCCTGCGGTCGGTGAACTGCTCGATGCTCAGGTTCCACTCGGCCTCGGTGGCCGTGTCGATCTGCTCGTACATGTAGCGGCTGCTGCCGGTGCCCTGGCAGGCGATGATGGCGCGGGTGACGGTGGGGGCGGTCAGCGTCCAGGTGAACGCCGAGATGTTGCCCAGCTCCTTGGAGAACCTGATCGTCTTGGACAGGTCACGGGGGGTGAAGAGCTTGAAGACGATGGCCTTTGACGCTGCGTCATACACGAAGCGGTAGCCCGTGGTGGTGGTGTCGGTCCAGGACTCCAGCTTGGTGCCGATCACGTCCCACTGGAGGCTGTCGCTCTTGGTCGGCCCGATCGGGTCCGGGTCGCCCATGGTGATCGAGGGCAGCCGCCGGTTGGTGATCGCGGCCGGGCCGAGGGCACTGTTCAGCTCGTTGTAGATCAGCGTCCCGGCCGGGCCGGATACCGCGCGGGTGTCGTCGGCGGCCCACTGCTGGGTGACGTCCTTGCCGGGGTCCAGGAACGCCAGGCGGGTGTAGGGCCATTTGTTGTCGCACTTGCCCGAGATCGTCATGTAGCCGGGCCCGTTCTTCAACGTGCTGTCCCAGGCGTGCTGAAAGCTCTCGACCGGACCGGTGAGGATCGGATCGTTCACGCCCTCCTGGTATACGGCGATCCCGCCGCCCTTTTGGAACAGGTCGGACTGCGCGGTGCCGGACTCCATGACGATCTGCCAGGTGCCCTGCTGGCAGTAGCGAACCACCAAGTTCAACGTGATCCACGCATCGACTTCGCCGACGCGGTTGAGAGCCGCGTCGCGCACCTCAACTCGATATCCCATTCCCACCTCGTTTCAGTAGCTCGCGTAGCGCGGATTCAAGGACATCGACACCGAAGGGGTACCGCTGCCCGCGTCGGCCAAGATCGTGGCCGTCGAGGTCCCCGGCGGTACCGGCCACAGCGCGGGGGCGGGTGCCAGCAGCCGGTAATAATTCGTTCCCTGGTCGTCCAGGAGCGACTTGTAGCCGGGCCTGGTGTCGACGGTCAGCGTGCGGCCGGACGCCAGAACCGGGCTTCCACCGGGCAGGGGCGGCAGCTCCCAGCACGAGCCGTCGGGGCCGGTGACGGTCAATGACTGCAAAGGGCCGGTGATCGTCCAGATCGGCCATGCCTCAATGTCGCCGTCGTTGGTCAAGGTCACGGTGTTGCTGGCCCAGGTTCCCTCGGCCAGCGTCAGCGGCAGGAACGGCCCGGCGCCGCCGAGCATCGGCAGCTCGGCCCCGAAATTCCAGGACTGGGACACGGCGGAATCGCCGTACCACCACGGGTCCATGGCCGTCAGTTGCAGGCCGTAAGTGGACCAGTGGAACCCCGCCATGTCGGCGGACTCGTCGCCGTCCATGCCTCCCGCGTAGTAGCACTGGAGGTAGCGCGGGACACCGTCCGACTCCACGAACATCAAGATGCACGGGCCGTTCTTCGGATTCAGCGCAGCAGCCAGCTTGCGTTTGAACGCGACCATCGACCTGCGGTCCTGGCCGTAGACGTACACCGGAAGCAGGACTTGGCGGGCGGTGGCCCGGCTGCCCCGGTAGATCGACCCGTCCAGGTTCGGCGAGTCGTCCGAGTGCAGTTCGAACGGCGGCATGTCCAAACCGGTGGCTCCCGCTTGGAGCACGATCGCGGGCCAGGACCGGGAAACGAAGCCGGTGAGGGGGATCTGCTCCCCCTCACCGTTGCTTCCCGTGATCGACACGAAGGTCTGCTGCCATTCTTCGGGTACGGGGACGAACACATTCCGCACCCACTCGGAGGGTGCCGGCCCTGCCGCTATCGCGGGAATCGGCATTGATCACTTCCTTGTCGTTACACGGCGTACATCACCTCGGCGTAGCGCATCGCCCGTAGCACGGCGGCTGACGTGTCCTCGGACTTGGCCTCATGGATGTGGATCTCGTACTTCCGCCCGTTGAGCATCGATGCCGTCTGGCTGGCGGTGTACACCCGCTCACCCCCTTGGAAGTCGAGGAGTTCCGGGCCTCGCTCGCCGACCAGCGCCAGGCCCGGCGAGGCACTGAGCGTGCCCGTGGCGTACCCGGCCGTGGTCTTCTTGCGGGAGGCTGCTTGCGATGTCCCGGTGAGCCACTGGAGCAGGGTCGCCAGCGTGGCGTTGACGCGGGTGTTGGAGGTGACGCCAAGGGCGCTCTGGAGCTTCTTGACCATCGCCTCGGCGGTGGCCTCGATCTGCTTGACCACCGTGGCGTCCTGCGACTTGAGGCCGTTGACGAGAGCTTGGGCGGCCTTCACCCCTGCTCCGTAGTAGGTCGTGGCCACGGTGTTGCCCAGCGCATCGGATGCGGTGCTGATGGAGCTGTACGAGCTGTTGATGCTCGACACCTGGGCCTTGGTGGCATCAAGCAGGGCGGCGGCTTCCTGGCCGCCGGTATCCGGCCCGTCCTTGGCCAGCTCGCTGATGATGTCCTTGGAGAACCCCATGGATGCGAGCTTGCTCAGGTCGGTACCGAACGTCTTGATCTCCGCCACCTTGGCGGACAGCCCCGACGCGAGCGCGGACGCGGACACACCGGACGAGTTGAAGATCGATTGAAGGGTGGCTGTGCCCTTCGCAGTGGTGGAGACGTCGGAGGCCATGGTGGATTCCTGGCCCTGGATCGCAGTCAGTGACGCGTTCGCGGTCTTGAGCTTGGCCGCGATGCTGATGCGGTCGTTGACCTTCCCTTGGAGGCTCTTGTTCTCCGAGTCGAGCCACTTGTTCAGGGAAGACTCCTCGCCCTGGCTGATCAGCCGGGACGAGAACGACTTGGTGATGATCTCGTAGACCTTCTGAATAGCCGTCGCCAGGCCGGACGCGCCGCTCAGCGTGCCGATGGCGATTCCGGCCCCCGGCGTCCCCGCCGTACCGGCCGCATGGCGCACCAGGCGGCCCCGGGAAGCGGCAGCGTTCCATGCGTTGATCGGGCCCGCGCCGATCGCGTGGGCGACCTCGGGACGCAGAACAGCTTCGCCGGGCGAGAGCATCGCGGGTATCGAGTCGATCCCCGGCATGTAGCCGGGAAGCACGCCCCCGGTGGCGAAGCCGGTGCCGGACCAGTTGCTGAAATCGAACAGGCCGCTGGTGTTGGGCATCGCGCGCTTGGCTGTGGACCAAAACGCGGAGCCGACCTTTCCGGCGTACTTTCCGGGCGAGTCGATGATCTGCTGCACCCCGTCGACCATGCCGGTCACAGAGCCCATCACCCCGCCGACCAGCGACCTGAGCTGCCCGGTCGCCTTGCTCACGAACCCGACGGGATCGGTGATCGCATCCCAGGACATGCCAGCGATGGACGAGACCTCGTCCCAGACCGACTTACCCCCGTTTTCGATCATGTGCCACAACGTGGTCGGGTCCAAGAGGTCCAGAGTGAACTTCGACTCACGGGCCAGGACGTTCCCACTGCCGTGCCACACGTCCCGGGCAAACAGCTTCCCGGCGGACGGAGCCACCATCGCGGCCAGGATGCCCGCCAGCTGCCCCCACCCGGTCGGGACGCGCTCCAGCAGCGTAGGCAGGGCTTGCTCCACCCACTCGTAGACCGCATTGGACTTCTCGAACGCGGCCTCACCGGCGGCGGTGCCGCCCCTACTGCTGCCCCAGGAGATCAGGTTGTCCCCGGTCGCGCCGCCCACGCCGGCCGATGACGCATCGAACGCGAGTGTGGCCCCGAAGGTTGCAACGACGTCCTTGAAGTTGAAGTCTTTCAGCGCGTCCCAGACCAGCGCCATCGGGCCGCCCCCGCCCGCGCTGGCGGTTCCCTCCGCGTGGCGGGCAATCTGCCCGCGCATGGCCATCGCGTTCCACGTGTTGATCGTCGGTGCCCCGATGGCGTGGGCGACCTCCGGGCGCAGCACCGCCTCACCCTTGGACAGGAGCGCCGGAATCGAGTCGACGCCCGGCTGATAGCCGGGCAGCACTCCACCGGTCGCGAGCTTGGTCTCTTTGTTGATGACCTCGATCTCGCCACCCAGAGCCAGGCCCGACACGTCGGCGGCAGCCAGCGAATCGGAAACCTTCTTCAAGCCCTGCTGGACCTTGCTCAGGTCCGTGTCGTTCAGGTGCTCCAGCTCGGCCACCAGGCCGACCTTCGGCGCGACGACAGCGGCAATGGTCGCCTCAACTGCCGTGGTCAGACTGGCAAAGCGGCCTTCCAGAGAGCCCAGAGTCTTGCCGTCGAGCTTGCCGACCTCATCAGCGGCGTTCTCCACGGCGAGTTTCAGGGCCTCGGCCGCAGTAGTGGACGCCGCGGTCTGCTCGTCCAGGGCAGCAAGCTTCTCGTTGTTCAGGACAGTGACCTGCGCGCTGGTGGCCTTGAGCTTGGATTCCAGGCCCTCGGTCGCAGCGTCCGCCTCGCCGAACTGCGCCAGCAGAGCTGTGAGCTTGCTGTTGTTCAGCGGGGTGACGCCCTCGACCTGCAATGTCTTGAGAGCCCGCTCGGACAGCTCGGCCGACGTCATCAAACTCGTCGGAGCACCCTCGAACTGCTCCCGCAGTTCGCTGATCTTCGTCGCATTCAGCGCGGTGATCTGTGCCTTGAGTTCCTTCAACTTGTCCTCGGCCAGCTTCACCGACGCCTCGTAATCCGAGATGTCCAGCGTCAGCTTGTCTGCCTGGGAGTTGTTCCCCCGCACCTTGTCCACCGTGCGCTGAGCGAGGTTGCGGCCCTCCCCGTCGTTCAGGTCGGCCCGCTTGGTGCGGTACCCGGAGAGGTAGCCATCGCCCATCAGCAGGCTTCCGGCCCCGGCATTGACCTGGTTGAGGACTCGGCCCCCACCACGCAACGCCTTGTAGGCCGTGACCCCCACACTCACCAGCGGAGAGAACGCCTTCATGATGCTGCCGAAGAGCTTGGTGACACCGCCCAAGACCAACGCCAGCGGCCCGACGACAGCGGCCATCTTCCCGAACTGCATCAGGCCCTGGGTGAGTTCCGGATGGCCCTTGACGTAGTTGGCCAGGTCACCGACCCAACTCACCAGCGTCGTCAGACCCTCGGTGAACCCTTGGAGCAAGGTGGGTATCGCGCCCGCCTGCGCTGCCTTCCCGCCGGACCCTTGAAGCACCGCCAGCGAGGACACCCCGGGGCGCGCTGCTGCCGCGCCAGGGGCCAGCATCGAGGTGACCGACCGGGCAGGGGTACCCGGCACTGCGGGAGTGCCGGTCATCAGGTCATTGAAAATGGACTGGCCGGCGGTCAGCAGCCCGCCCTGCCAGGAGTACGCCTTGGTCTTCGGGTTGTAGACCCGCTTGCCCATAATGCTCTGGCCGAGCCCGGTGTACTGGAGCTGCCCTGTCTTCGGGTCCGAGCTTTGGAACATCTGCCGGATTGACTGCTGGGCCGATTCCTTCATGTTCGACAGCCGCGACCCGAAGGTGATCTCACCCAGCCGCGAGGCCGAACCCTGAGCGCCCGGGTCGCTCTGCCAATACTTCAACAGTGCATCGGTCAGCGCCGTACCAGAGACACCGCCAGTGGTCTTGGCGTTGGACATCATCTGCATCATCACCGACGACGCAGAGACCGGATCGCCGACCTTGCCGGTGTAGTTCTTGTTGGCCTTCTGGTACGCCTTCACCTGCGTAGAGGTGAGCGTCGAGTCCTTGTAGCCGAGCAACTGGGCGATCTTCTCCGCAGGGAGGTTGATCGCGGATTCCAACTGCTTCATCGTCTGCTGGTTCACCCGGTCGGAGTCCAGGATCTTGACCATGGACGCATACCCGCGCGAGACCTGCGAGGCATCGGTGACACCACCCTGCGCGGCCAGGTCGCCGATCATCTGGATAATGCTCTGCGACTCCTGCGCCACCTGCGTCGAACCCTGCGCACGCGTCGCAGCGTTGGAGCTGTTGAACGCCGTGTTGTGCGAGGAGACCGAGCGGGTGACCTTCGTGCCGTAGGTCAGCATGTCGTCCACGGAGTACGGAGTCTTGATCCCGTACGCCGTCAGGTTGTTCATCAGGGCGTTGGCGTCCTTGAGCGCCAGGCCCATGCTCTGGAGTGACGTCTGTGTGGACTGGAAGGTATCCGCCGCCTTCAAGCCCCAGTCCGTGAGGGCCGCACCGGCCATAGCCAGCGGCGCGACCACGCCCATGGTCAGTGTGGAGCCGATCCCGGTGAGGTTGGTGCCTACCCGCTCGATTGAGGTAGCGACACCCTTCCAGCCCTTCACGATCGAATCAGTGGCATCGACGTGGGCCTGTGTGACCTGCTTGAGCGTGCTCCGGGAGGTGGCCAGCGACTCCAGCGCACCCGCCTTCAACGCACTCTGTGTGGCTACCTGCTCCTGGAGAACCGAGACCTGTTCCGACTTCCAGGCAGCAGCTGCCTCCTCGGCGGCAGCGGTCTGAGCCTCGGCCACCTGGCGAGCTGCTGCGACCTCGGCCACAACTGCCTGCTTGGCCGAACCGATCCGGCTCAGGTACATCGCCTGACCGGCGGCCTGCATCTCACCGACCACGGTCAGGTAGGCGTCGGCGACGTCATCCCCGTACTTGATCTCCAGGTCCCGCGTGGTCAGCGCGATCCGCTGACGGGCGGCGGCGGCCTGCTCGGCGGCGGCAGTGCGAGCAGCCTCCTGCTTGACCGCCTGGCCGTACACCGCATCCAGCGCCTTGCCCACGGAAGCCAGGCTGCTTTTCGAGACAGCGGCCTTCTCCTCTTCGGCCTTGATCCAGGCTTGGAGCATGCCGTCCGTCGACTCACCGAACTTCTGCGCCAAAGCGTCGTTGTACGCCTGGATGACCTTGTTCGTGGCCTTCGTCTTGTCCGACTGCCGGGTGTAGAAGGTGTCCACGGCCGCGCTCGCCTTGGCCAGCTCGGCGTTCATCGCCTCCAGGTCCATGGCCGGCGTGATGGTGATGTAGGCGTTGCCGACCTTGATCCCACTGGTAACGGACATCGCGGCGCCTCCTACAGGCTGTTCATGTGCTGGAAGAAGCCCGCGACTTCGGCACCGGAGGCGTAGTCATGGACGGCTGCTGGCTCTACGTGGCCGGGCCGTGGAATGGGGTCGGGCGCGGTGAGCTTGTCCGCATCACTCGAATTCGCCTTGAGAAAGAGGTAGTTGGACAGCTCAAGCCCGTCGGAGATCCGGGCGAGCAGGTAGTCAGAGGTGGTCCACTCGGCTGACTCGTGCATCGCGGCAGCGAGCGCGCTGCGGCCGTGCTTGCGCATGAGGGCCTGGACCAGGACCCCGACACGACGCAGGGAGAGCCGGCCCCGCCACAGGTCCAGGAGATCGACCCCGTAGAACTCCAGCAGATCCGCTTCAAGTTCAACTGGGTGGGCCTGGACGGCGAAGACGGCTCCGGTCAGTTTCCCGCTGTCTCGTTCACCTTCTCGACCAGGGCCTGAAAATCGCGGACCGTCGGATCGGTGGCGACGTACTCAGTCCACTGTGCGTCCCCCAGGACCAGACGCAGGATCTCCAGCTCGGTGTTGGCCTCAAGGACGGCAAGGGGATAGTCGAGCGGAGCCGGCACGGTGAAGGTGAGTCCGCGGTGGTCGAAGGACAGCGGCGCGTCAGCGGCCTCGGACTCAAGGGGCGCAGTGGACTTCTGGGTGGCAGCAGGCATGGGGCAGCTCCTTTGGTGGCAGAACGGGATGAATGGTGCCCAGGTGTTCGCCGACTCCGGCGAAGAAGTAAGGTTCGGACGTGCAGATTTCAGACTGGATCAACAGCGGCGTGGCACTCGGGACCGGTGGCCTGGCGTACTTCACATACCGATCCGTCGATGAGGCCGGGAAGGCCCGCGGGCATTGGGCGTCCATGGCAAAAGACGCGACGCGAGCGCGTCTGGACGCGGCTGCGCCCCCCGTCAATGTTGAGGCTATTAACGTTCCATCTGGGGTGTACGGCCACTCGGAAGGCGGCCACTTCGAGAACAGCTGGCCAGTAGAGCGGCCCTGGACGATCCCTAAGGACCAAGAAATTGGGCTTGCACTGAAG